GAACATTTCAGATTAAGAATGCTATTGAGTATATGAGATTCCAGTCTGGGATGGGTTGACAAGGGTATCTAAATACCCATAGATGCTATGGGCGATGTGATTGACAAAAGAGCCAATCTTGTTATATCTAAAGCGAATGAAGTATTTTTAAAGGTAAATGCTGAACCTCATATTGAATATGAATTGAGGGATCATTTTACTTTTGAAGTTGAGGGTGCAAAATTCATGCCTCAATATCGCAATCGCAATTGGAATGGTGAGATACATTTATTTGATTTAAGATCAAAAAGAATTTATGTTGGGTTATTAGATAGAGTTATATCCTTTTGTAAGAGACACGATTACACATATAAGTTTGTAGATAACGAATATTACGGAACTCCTTATGAGGAGAATGATACAATATCATATGAAGGTGTCAAAGATTATATGACATCTATTTGTAATCACTCCCCCAGAAAATATCAAGTTGAGGGAGTATACGATGCACTAAAACATAATAGAAAGCTACTGATATCACCAACTGCTTCAGGCAAATCCTTGATGATTTACGCTCTTGTAAGGTATTATGTAGATAAAGGGAAAAAAATTCTTTTAGTTGTTCCGACGACATCTCTTGTAGAGCAGATGTATAAGGATTTCGAAGAATACGGATGGGATAGTCAGTCATGGTGTCATAAGATATATTCTGGGAAAGATAAGACTAATGAGTTTCCTGTTACTATTACCACTTGGCAATCTGTTTATAAATTAGAAAGATCATTCTTTACAGACTATGATGTGATCATTGGAGACGAGGCACATCTTTTTAAGAGTAAGTCTTTAGTATCTATAATGTCAAAATTAGAACATGCCAAGTATCGATTTGGATTTACTGGAACACTAGATGGAACTCAAACTCATAAGTGGGTACTAGAAGGATTGTTTGGTCCATCATATAAAGTAACCAAGACAGATGAACTAATGAGACAGGGACATCTTTCTCAATTAGATATACAATGTTTAGTTCTTAAACACGATCCTCGAAAGTTTGATACTTATAATGATGAGATAGAATATTTAATATCACATGAAAAAAGAAATAACTTTATCAAAAATCTTACATTAGATTTGGGAGGTAATACTCTGATTCTTTATAGTAGGGTAGAAGCACACGGTCAAGTTCTTTACGATTTAATAAATAGAAGTAAGCAAAGTGATCGCCAAGTATTCTTTGTTCATGGTGGAGTAGATGCAGAAGAGCGAGAACAAGTAAGGGAAATAACCGAAACAGAAAATAACGCAATTATCGTTGCATCCTATGGTACATTCTCAACTGGTATCAATATTAAAAAT